GGTGTGGGCCATCCACAAGCCTGATGATCTGGTCGGAGGATGCGTTGTGTACAGGAAGCCACGCGCCCGCAAGAGCAAGACCGCCGAGCGGAGGGTTCCGTACTCAGGTCGGCTGTCTTTGTGTGTTGATGCGGGACTATTGAAGAGCCCGCAGGGTTTCGGTCATTCTTCTCCGAAGAGGCTTGGGAATCGCATTCGAGTTGCCCTCACCAGGGCTTGCGTTTCGCTGGGCCTACCCGTGATCCGGGTCCACGATCTCCGTCACTGCTTCGCATCACTAACAGCAGAGGCCGGTGCCGACATCGCCGACATCTGCTCCTTACTTGGGCATAGCAACATCGGAACAACGATGCGCTATCGCGGCCTTGTGCAACAGAAGGCCGTTCGACTTCTTTCCGCGATCCAATGAACCTCATAGAACAAGTAGAGACCGTATACGCCAAGGCGAAGGCTAGCTTGACATCGGTGTACAAAGAGAGTGGAGACGAGAGGATCGTCTCCGCCATGACAGAGCTTGAGTCCTGCCGAAACATGCTCCTAAGTCAGTTCGTCATCTCCCTTGGCGTCGAACTGGACGGAGAGGAATGCTCCGTACATCTTGACAAAGTCGCGGAGCCGGAGAACCACGAGACTATCCCCTGTTGCCATGCGGTTCTGTCGTGTGATGACTGCCGGGAATTCGGCTGAGTTCCGCTTCTCGACGGCGGCTACCGCCTGTCTGAGGTGGGCCTTCACGTTCAGGGCCTCGGTGCGCTTCGCCTCCACGTGGAGATGAGGCGTACCCTGTAGGTCCGCTCCGCTGCCGCCCGACCAGCTGCCGCTCAGCAGAGCGCGGCTGGACTGGAGGCCGAGCCTCTCGTTCAGGTAGTTGGAGATTTCGTGCTCAAAAGCGCGGCCCTTGTCCTTCACCCGCGCGCCGTTCTTCGGGCGGGAGACGCGGGGCTTCTTCGGTTCTTCGCTCATTGCTTGGGGCTCCTCTTCACTGGGGTCGATTCATATCCGGCGTACATCTCGTCCGCTGCGCCATAGCGGTCTCTGTTCTCCTGCCTGCATGCCTTGCAGAGGAACAAGCCCTTCGACCTCTCCTCCTCCTTGCGGCATTTCAGGCAGGGCCGAGTCCACTTCTCCGTGACTTTTCGGTTGGTGCCATTGGGGCTATGATTCATCCCATGGTTTTCAAGGATCGCTTTCGCTGTCACCGCTGTGACGTTGAACTCGTCCTGGATCTCCGCCCAGGTCTTGCCCTCCAGCCTCCACCTGTAGATGGAGAGGGCCACTGACTGCGGTGTTTCGTCACGTTTGTTGTGCATGTTTCTGGTGGGGTCGTGGTGGCTGGTGGTGACAAGGGTTTGGGTCGCTCCTTCCCCTACTTCAGATCTGGCCTGCTCATGGAGCAGCTGCGACCCCACTCTTTTTCGGCGCTTCATCCACCCACCGTTGCACCGTAGGTGCTGGCACCCGGAGAAGCGCGGCGATCTCCGCCGGGGTCTTCATCGAAGCCAGTGCCTCCGCTTTCTGGCGCGGCGTCTTGCTGGAGATGAACACCCGCTTGCCGGTGGCGATCCCCTCTGCAACGCCCACGTACGTCGGCACATGGTTGTCCGTGGCCTGCCTCAACTTCCCGAAGCTCACCTCGAACACCGCCTTGAGCGCGTGATCCGTCGGCATGACCAGGCGGAGGTAGCTGAACGCTGATCGGGAGACGCCCTTCCAGTCGGTGACCTCCGTGTCCGAGTCGGGAAGTGCTGCCTCGCGCAACGCCTGCTCCTTGTCCTCGACCACCTTGGTCACGATGATCTGCGTGTCGATGTCGGTGAGTTGCGCGGTGCTGCCGGCCTCCCGCCCCATGCCGTTCTGCCCCGGCTTGTTCCGGTGATGGACGATGACGACCGAGCAGCCCGCATTGCGGATCGCCTTGGCCATGTTGTTCACCCGCACCCAGGCGTGAGGGCTCTTTTCCTCCATGCCGGGGAAGGCAGAGCGCACGGTGTCGATGACAACAACCTGCGGCTGCACTTCCTTGAGCAGCTCGCCAAGGGCTTCGAGCCCCTCGGGCGTGGAGAGCGGCATCTTCAAGCTGGAGATGGAGTCGTTCCAGATGATCATGTCGTCCGACATCGAGCCGAAGACTGCGAGGCAGTCGTCCACCCGCTGGCTCATCGTCGCGCTCGACAACTCGAAGTCGAGGTACAGGGTGCGAACCTTCCTGCGCGCGATGCCGCTGCCGAATGACTGGCCCAGCGACGCGGCCCACAGCATGTTCATCATCCACATCGACTTGCCGTGGCCGTTGAAGCCGACCAGCTGCACGATGGACTGAGGCGCGATGAACGGGTCGATCAGAAATCGCTGGCCGTCGGCGAGCTTTCGTAGCTCGGAGAGAGAGGACGGGGTGATCAGGCGGAGGGTGGCTGCGTACGCCTTGCGCTCAGGCGTGGCCGTCTCCCACCTCTCCCGTGCTGCGTACTTCTCCGGGTGGTTGCGTCGGTCCGCATCGAACAGGGACTTGATGGTTCGAGAGACCTCGCCTGGATCGAGCGCCACCCCGAAGAACTCCTGCTGGAACTGCTCGACGGCGACTGCCACCTGAGTCTCGTCCATCCCGTCGGCCACGCACTCGCCGATGTACTTCGTCAGCCAGTTGTTTCGGCCATCTCCGTCGACGAGCTTGCGCTTCAGGTCGGCGACTTGCTGGGTCATCTGGCTCCAGACCGTCTCGCCGTAGGTGCGCACGGCTGCGAGCTTCAGAGACTTGAAGTCCCACTCGCCTTCGGCAGGCGGCTCGACCACGTTGATGCCGGGCCACAGGGCAAGGTTGTCGACGTCGTGTGCGAAGCCGCCGCTCGTGGTACTCCAGCTGTAGACGTGTCGGACGTCCCCCTTGTCATCGAACTTCAAGGACGGCGGCACGACAACCAGCCCGCCATCTCCGCGCAGGTCCAGCCCACCTACCTTCGGCCACTCTCTTCCATCGCCCCCTACTTTGTTCTGCACCTTCGTGCCGGGGTGCCTGAAGTAGAGGTGCGCTCCTCGCGTCGTCTGCACCTGAAGATCAGAGTTGAGGCACGCATCTCCAAGTGCGTAGTCGAGTGCCTCGGTGTTGTCGCAGTCGAGGACGACGATGCCGCTGATCTCCCCGGTGATGACGCCGAGTCCGAAGATCCCGAACTCCTTCACCCACTCCTCGAAGTCCGCCAACGTGGCTCGCTTCGTCTGTCGCTCTACCCAAGAAACGAGAGGTCTCTTGTCGTCCATCTTGAGCGGGACGATTGACCAGCCCATCTCGACGTACTTCTTCGCCCATACACGGACCTGATCCATGTAGGCGAGTGCTTCGTTGCCTTCTTGCATGACGCTCCTTTAGACACCCGACGCCCCCTTACCGCTCGTTTCCTTGCGTTGCGTCGAGTTGTGTCGTAGATTACGTCTCGTTGTCTTGAAAGGCAACTCTACTACATCTAAGGAGCGACACCATGAGTGACCCGTCAGCACAAGCCGAGGCCGTTGTCAGTGAGTACGTGCGATGCGAAGAGGTTCGCAGCCGAGCCGACGCGGAATACAAGGCCGCGCGCAAGAGCCTGCTCGACCTGTTCCCGAAAGAAGCCGGTGAGCACGAACTCATCGCTGGCCCGTGGCGAGCGGAGGTCAACTACCCGGGCACGATGAAGTGGGACAGCGACGAACTCGCGGCCTACTACGGTACCGATATCCCACTGCACGTGAAGCGCAGTCTCTCCATCGACGTGCGCGACTACAACCGGCTGCCTGGTGAGGAGAAGCAGATGCTGGCCAAGTGCTTCGTGCCCGCGCTCGGCTCGCCGAAGATTTCGGTAGAGGTGAAGTGATGGCCGGCTTCTCCCCAATGAACACGAAGGACGACTCGACGTCTTTCCGGAAGGTGCTCCTGTACTCGCACGCAGGCTGGGGGAAGACTACTCAGGCCAAGCACTACACGGCGCACTACGGCTCCGGATTCATCATTTCCGGTGAGGCTGGCCTTTCGTCGATCCGCAAGGCAGGCATCGACTACCTGCCCTTCCAGTCCTTCGACGGCAAGGTTGACCCGGCCAACGGGATCTACTCGTTCGTGGAGATCTGCCGCCTCATCTCTACGCCGGAGTTCAAGGCTGTCGGGTACAAGTGGATCATGCTCGACTCGCTCACCGAACTCAGCGACATGCTGATGGCGTGGGCCACGGCTAAGGCCGAGGCTACGGCGAAGGAGATGAACAAGAAGGTCAACGGCTTCGAGAAGTACGGCGAGTACGGCGACAAGATGCTCGCTGCCTGCCGCTACATCCGCGACCTTCCGTACCACGTGATCATCTCCGCGCTCGCCAAGGAGACGGAGAACGAGAACGGCGACCGCGAGATCTGGCCTGCCGTCCACGGCAGCAAGATCCAGATGCAGATCCCCGGCGTCTTCGACTGCGTCCTCTGCGGCGTGAAGACGAACGTGAAGGCAGCCGACGGCAAGGGGATGGAGGTGCGACGCCTCATCGTCACCGACGAATACAAAGGCTGGCACGGCAAGGTCCGTGACGAGAACCGAGTCATCTCCGCAGTGGAGCAGACAGACAGCGTCATCGACATCATCAAGCGCCTCGAAGAGGCAGAAAGGAACTGACCATGAGCTTCTCCAACGGCTTCTCGTTCTCGAACCTCAACCTCACTGGCGTCAAGGCGGCACAGGCTGCGGTCGTCCTCGCTCCCGGCAAGTACGTCGTCAAGACATCAAAGGCTGAACTCACCGACACGCGCTCGGGTGGCAAGCAGATCGTCGTCCGCTGCGAGGACATCAAGGGCAAGGGTGTCATCACCGCGCGCATTAACGTCCACCTCCCGAACGCGTCACCCAAAGCGGTGGAGATCGGGCTGGAGCAGCTGAAGGCGCTCGCCGTCCACGGTGGCCACCCGGACCCGGACAACATCGGCGACCACGGTGTGAGTTCCCTCTCCGGTCTGAACGTCGGCATCGTCGTCGGCTCGGAGATGTACGAGGGCGAGCGGCGGAGCAAGGTCAACTCGTTCATCCCCGCATCGGAAGTCCCCGGCTACGAGGACACCGAAGCGGCAAAGGGTGGTGGGTCGAGCGACGACGACATCCCGTTTGCGAATCCGTACCGGGGCCGCGCGGCCTATGTCGTCTAAGTATTGCTTGAGGCAGCAATGCCACGTGTGCGGAGACAAAGGCGAGGCTCATCATCCCGACTACTCGTCTCCACTTGACGTCGTTTGGCTCTGCCGGATTCACCACATGCAGGCTCACGGAATCGAAAGGCGAGACCGTCATGCCTGACTTCAAGACCATGGTAGAGCAAGGAAACAGCAATGGAAGAGCACGACCCGAAGAAGTATTACACCCTCAAGCAGTTCCTCAAGCAGATCGGAATGTCGTACACGGCGTACCGGTCCAACCGACAAAAGGGACTGATGCCACCCGAGGTTCGCGTAAGCCAGCGAAAGATCCTCATCCGAGTGGAGGCGGTGGACGAGTGGGCTCTGAGCCGGGAGTCGTCCAAGCAATCCTCGACTGCCTAGACCCGGCCAGCGTCACAAGGCTCGGCGAGCGCAAAGCGCGTCAGTACATCGGCACGTCGAGCATCGGCAACGAGTGCGACGCCTATCAAGCCCTGACGCTTCGCGGTTTTCCGAACAACGACGTCCCCGGCCGGATGCTCCGCATCTTCCAGACGGGTCACATCATGGAGAGCGAGGTCGTCAAGGACTTGAAGGCGGCCGGCGTCGACATCATGGAAGAGAACCCGTCCACCGGTAGGCAATGGGAATACTCCGCTCTTGGGGGGCATCTCCGTTGCCATCTCGACGGCATCGCCTCCATCTCCGACACGGACTACGTGCTGGAGATCAAGACGATGAACAAGGCGAGGTTCGCTGCGTTCAAGAAACACGGCGTCAAGCTCAGCGATCCTAAGTATTACGCCCAGTGCCAGATGGCAATGCAGCTGTCGGGCCTGACGAAGTCGCTCTTCGTTGCGCTGTGCAAGGACAACTCTGAGTACCACGCGGAGATAGTGGAGAAGGATGTCGTAGAGGTGGAGAAGCTGGTAGACCGCGCGCTTCGTGCAACGCAGAGAAAGGTTTTCCGGATCACCTCTCACGAGAAAGCCTTCGGCTGCAAGATGTGCTTCAAGAGCGACGCCTGTTGGAGAGGGAGGCGAGATGAGCCGGCTGCCGACTGCGCGAAGTGCGCGCATTCGGTGCCGTACCTCAACTTTGATTACAAGCAGTGGCATTGCAGCCTGAAGAGACAGCGGGCCACCGACGTGTGCAGCGACTTCGAGTGGTTCACGCCGGCATGAAAAAGAAGCAAGAGCTTGATCTTCTCCTTCGCCGCCTTCCGCTCTCCGTTATCAACGGCGATGCAAAGACCGCTCACGAATACAAGCTGTGGGCGACTAAGGCGCTGAAGGCACGAGGTGACAAAGATCTATCCAAGTTCATCGGAGAGTACAAAGCAATGAACTCAAAGCAAGGAGCGACGCAGTGATGAAGGTACTCGGACTAGTGACTATCCTAAGCGCCCTTATTTCCGCCCCTGCCCTGGCGGAGGATTGCTACATCGACGCGCCGTCTCAGGTCGTGGCGAAGCCGAAGCCGAAGGTCAAGCCGAAGCCCCGCCCCGCGCCCTCGGTAACCGCTTCGACCACGCCCGTCGCGCCGAAGCCGAAGGCAGCCCACCGCCCGAAGCCCAAGCCTCCTGTTACCCAGCAGCAGGCCGCCCCGAAGGGGCGCATCAAGGTCGCATGCCCGCCGGAGGGAGGGGCGCCAGCGCGCCCTGTTGATTCGGTGACTACCGACGCCCCGGTGGCGAGCCTCGTCGCTCCGCGTGAGTCGATCCTGAGTGCGGTGCCGCCCCCGATGGCAAGGCTCGAAGGGTTCTACACAGGAGCGCCCGGAGAGACTGCGCCTATCGGGCCTGCGGGTCCGTCATTGCCGCCCACCCTCATTGACGGCCCGCCACCGCTCTTCATACCGCAGGGCGTGCCGCCGATCTACCCATCTCCAGGCGCCCCTGGACCATCGGGTCCAGGCGGGCCGCCTGGCACCCCGTCTCCTCCCGGACCTCCCGGACCTCCCGGACCTCCCGGCCCACCGGGGCCACCCGAGCCCCCCTTGCCTCCTCTGCCGCCACTGCCGCCTGAGCCACCGCCACCCGAAGTGCCGCTCCCCGGCACGCTGGGGCTGCTGGCTGCCGGGCTGCTGGCAATGCGATGGGGGAAACGATGAGGGGCCGCAACGAGATCAAGCTGAACCCGGCCACGATGATGGACATCGTGCAGGCGTGGGCCTGCCAGCACTTCGAGGGGCAGGTGGTCGAGAGCGTCCACGAAGAGAAGGAGGGCTACTTCAAGGTCGTCGTACTGAGCGACACCAAGAGGCCCGTGGAGAAGCAAGAGGTGAAGCCATGAGTGATCTGAAAGACGGGAATCCCAAGGATCTTGTTGGCGTGAGGAAGGCCCCTATGTCGACCGTCCCCGCCAACGTGATCGCAGAGATCGGCGTGGCCATGCTGGAAGGGAGTCGCAAGTACGGAAGGCACAACTATCGCGTGGCCGGAGTCAGGTCGTCGGTCTACTACGACGCTGCCATGCGCCACCTGATGGCGTGGTGGGAGGGCGAAGACGTCGACGCGGATTCCGGCATGTCTCATGTCGTCAAGGCAATCACGACGCTGGCCGTTCTCCGCGACGCTCAGCACCAGCAGATGCTGACTGACGACCGCCCTCCTCGTTCGGAGTCGTTCTACCCGGAGTTGAACTCGCTTTCGGGAGAGATCATCGACCGGCATCAGGACAAGTCCCCCCGCCACTTCACGATCCACGACTCAATCCGCATCCACTTCCAAGACGAGCGCAGGAACAACGAATGAAAGAGCGAATCGAAGACGTCACAGACTCGGACGACGCATCTGCCCATCACCTGAACGCCAAGCATCAGGTCAACTTGTTCTACGAACTATTCATCAGCAAGCGGTATGCAGACGCTGCGCTGATCGGCAAGGCGCTGGAGATCAGCTCCAAGAAGATGACCCGAGCTGCGATGTCGAAGCTCGGAGAGGAGGCCATCTCCGGACAGAACACTATCGTTTCCGGCATGCAGGAGGAGTGATGGAAGTGATCTGGAGAAACGCCGTCTGGATTCCATTTTTCATCCTTTCCCTGTGCCTACTGCCGTTCGCTTTCGTGGCAGCAGCGGCGGTCTTTGCCTACAAGTTGGCCCAAGAAATCATCGGTTGGAGCGCGAAGTGAGGGATGCGCTGATGGTCTTCGCGGCTCAGTACCTGTACGTCTTGCTGCTGGGGCTGCAATCACTGAACGTGAACCAACGGCGCTATGTGTGGGCAGCCGTGACGTCCTTCCTTCTGGGGGCGCTCGGCTTCCTCACGACGTCCATCGTCGGTGCCGCCAAGGGGATGGAACTCACCCTTCTGTGGTGGTGCTTCGTCGTTTCCGGCCCAGTTGGGATCGTTTCAGCCATGCAACTCCAGCCTTGGCTGGTCAAGGTCTTCGCCCGTCGGTAGGATCGTCGCTCCCAAGAAAGGAGCGACATCATGGAAGGCGTTCGAGCCCACCGTGGCAAGGTGCAGATCGACTTCTACCTGACCCCGGGTGAACGCAAGCGCAGGACGCTTGACCTCGACGACACTCCGGCCAACCTGACGAGGGCCGCGAAGATCCGGAAGAAGATCGTCGACCAGATCTCCGCCGGAGTGTTCGACGAGGCGGAGTTCTTCGGAGGAACTCCGGCCTCCAGCAAGACCTTCAAGGATATGTCAGGCGTCTGGCTCTCCACTCTCGAAGGTCTCTCCACCCAGACGCTCGAACACTACAAGAGCGCCATAAACGCGCACTGGCTTCCGTCTCTCGGAGATAAGAAGCTGCGGTTCCTGAAGTCATCCGACGTTGCCACTGCCGTAGTCTCTCGTGGGTTCAAGTCGAACGGCACGAGGAACAACTCCTGCATCCCTCTCCGGGGCATCTTGAAGCTCGCCTTCAAGGACGGGCTCATCGACCGAGACCTCTCTATCGAGGTCGAGGACAAGCCGGTGACTCCGCGCGAGCCGGACCCCTTCACTGTTCAGGAAGCGGAGATGATCATTGGCCACCTCCTGTTGAAGGAGGAGGTCATGGGCAACCTGTACCAGCTGATGTTTTTCACCGGCATGCGGCCGAGCGAGGCCATCGCTCTCCAGTGGTCCGACACTGACCTGAAGAAGCAGAGACTCACCGTCTCTCACGTTCGGGTCTACGGAGAAGACCGGCCACGGACCAAGACTGGGTACAACCGGACGGTCGACCTGAACAGCAAGGCGCACGAGGCGCTGAGGCGCCAGCACCGGCTCACCTCACAGATGGGCGACGATGTCTTCCTTGCCACCAAGACGGGCTCGCCATACGCCAACGAGGCGACGCTACGGGAGAAGCACTGGAAGCCAGCCCTGAAGGCTGTGGGCCTGCCGTACAGGGAGCCGTACCAGACCCGGCACTCCTACGCCTCGTGGATGCTGATGGCCAACGCCAACCTGAAGTGGGTATCGATCCAGCTTGGCCACTCCATGCAGGAGTTGCTGAAGACCTACGGACGCTGGATCGAGCGAGCCGACCAGGGGCCGGTCGAGATGAGGAAGGTCGAAGCCTTCGTCACCGCACCCACGTACCCGTAGCCAGATCAACCTGGATGCGGTACGGGCACGAGCCCTCGTGTCGAATCGTGAACATGTCTCCGGCGTAGGTCTTGTACACGCAGCGGTGCCACCGGAACTGCTGCATCTCCTCGCTCTTCTCAAGCGTGGCTGTAACGGTGTTGGCCATGGCGGTCGAGGAGAAGATGGCCAGCAGGATGAAGAGTCGTTTCAAGGTCGCCTCCAGTCGAGAGTCAGATGATCGCCAAGCCGTCGTGACTGCTCAAGACCGCTCGTCGGCTGTCTCGATTTCTCCACCGTGTCGGTCACCAATCCGTCACCAGAGACGGAGTGCCAATCGCAAGTCACTGAGGCAGAACGAGAATCCGGAGATGGTAGGGATTGACATGTAATCCTCCGTACACAACTTCTAGCAACCGTATACGCAACTACACGTCTACTAAGTTGCTAGGAGTTGCCAGCAGTCGGAACCCCACGGTCACCAGATCGGTCACCAGATCGGTCACCAGCCTGGCCCGTGGGGTTCTTCCTTACTGAGGCGTCCGAGGATTCTCCGCCTCCCCGGCGATGTCGTTCACCGCTCCCTCGCGGAAGGTGGCGATCCGACCCAGCACCGGCACCCTGCCGAGCGCGACCCTTGCGGCGACCCGCTCCTTGGCGTTGGTTCCCTCGTCGTTGATCTCGTCCGTGATTGCGCTGTGCAGACCGGCGACGCCGTTCAGGCCGTCGTTGAATGTGCCGACCGACGGGCCGAACAGCAGCGAGGCAATCCGCCACTGCCCGTACGCGCCGTTGTCCACGTTGGCTGCCGACTGGTAGATCATGTCGCCGACCATACCCATGGCGCCGAGACCGATCAGGCCCTCGATGTACCAGCCGAGCGCGGCATCCTTCTCCGGGTCATCGACGTCCCACGTGCCGAGCCCGAGGTTCTCCATGATCTTGGAGAGCAGGCGCTCACGGCTGGTGTGCCAGCTGGCATCCGGGGAGCCGAGGTTGGCCTCCTGATTCCGCCCTTGCAGGACGTCCCGGACGTACTGAGCACCGGCACCCAGACCGACCCCGACCGTAGCCAGCGTCAGAAGCTGCATCGGGTTGCCAGCGTACTTGGCATCGCGCCACTTCTCGCCCCCCTTCAGCACGCCGCCGAGGATCTCCCCGAACGACAGGTCTCCGCCGCCCGGCTTCTCGAAGGCGATGGCCTCGTTGAAGGCACGCTTCGTCATCCGGCCGAACATGAGCGGGTAGCTCTTGAACTGAAACACCAGCTTGCCGAGGGGGTCTTGAGCCCACAGCGGGATGTCGTTCTTGTTGGGCTGGAACACCGACTCGTTGGTGAACTTGAGCAGGGCTGCCCGCAGTGCGTCGTCCGTCTCCAGTGCCTTGCCGATGTCGTCCAGCTGCGGGGCGTCCAGAAGATGGGCCGCGCCCAGCTGCCGGAGATAGCGCATGCCCTGCCGGTACTTGACGCTGTCCGTCTCGCCGTTGGCACGGAGGCGCTTGAGCATCTCCTGGTTCGCCTTGAGCGAGTAGAAGCCAGTAGTCGAGGCCACCTCGCGCATGGCGTTCGTCCACGGGGTCAGGCCGGTGGCGTAGAAGAAGCCGTTGCCCAGACGCCCGATCTTTCCGCCGTGAGCGTTGGTGACGTTCTCGTTGAGGATCGACTCAATCGTCAGGCCGAGGTCGCGCATCGAGTTCCGGTGGGCAGAGTCGTAGTTGCGAGCTTCTACGATGGTCTTGGCCAGCCCTTTGCTGTACGCACCGAACGAGCCGCTGCGGAACAGCGACATGCCGATGTCAGGAATCGACGCCAGCACCGAGGTGGAGAGGAGCGTGATGTTGTTGAAGGCCATCAGCGCGCCCGAGTGGGTGCGGAGCTTCTCCGACAGGCCCGTCATGTAGGCGGGCTTGCCAGCGAAGTTGTTGACCACGCCCTCCATCCAGCCCGCCTCCTGCCCGTCGAGAAGCTGGCCCTTCACCGTGTAGTCGGCGAGCGCACCAACGATGCTGTCCGCCGCCTTGCGGAAGTTCTCCGCACCAGGGTAGCCCCTCGATTCGTACAGCGATTGCAGGTACTCGGACGCCGCCTTACGGAGCGTCGTCTGGTTGCCCGTGCCTCCGAGCATCGAAGTGATCTGGGAGACGATCTCCCGCGCCTCGTTCTCGTCGTTCGTCAGGCCCCTGTAGAGTTCGACGGGGAACGAAACAGACTTGCCCGGAGCGTTCTGGTTGACCTTCGTCGGCTCGAACGTCTTGCGCTGGAGTAGCGCATCAGCCGCAGCCGTCTCGCCCTCCGTCGCGATGCTCAGGTAGGTGCGGTAAGCATGGCCACCCAGCCCGTACCGCTTCGAGGTCTCGATGCGGTTGGCCGCGCCCTGCCCATAGCCGATGACCAGCGAGCGGATGTTGGTGTCGAAGAAGTCGATGAGACCGAGGCTCTCCATCTCCGCCGGGGTCATGCGAAGGACGCGCTGGTAGCCGCCTTCCCCGAACGCCTTGGCGTACGGCGTGCCGCCGAGGTACCCGCCATGCTCCCAGTCGTTGATGGCATGGGTCACCATCCGCGTGGCTCGCTCGCGCACAGCGACCGCAGAGTCTTCCGGGTTCTCCCGAGCGAAGTAGTCGGCGAACGCCTTGATCGCCTTCTCGGGATTGTTCGTCAGCGCCTCGATGTTGAACCGACGCGGCACGTAGAAAGATCCCTGATCTCCGCCCGTGATGTCGCGGGTGGCAAGGCCAGCCTCCTGCATCTTCTTCAGCATGGGCTTGAAGAACGAGTCGCGCAGCTGGAACGCAACGGCACGCTCCGCCTCTGGAAGCCTGGCCACCGCAGCGTCTCCGCCCAGCATGGCCCGAGCGATCCGCTCCTCGGCTGCCGACTGCGGCACCTCGTTCGACCAGAACTTCCCGTTGCGCTTGATCTCCGAGATGTACTTGCCGACCGGGCTGTGATTGCCAGCGACCTTGTCGAGGGCTCGCACAGCAGGCGCGAGGTAGCGCCCGAGGAACGAGTCGCGGGTCTCGAAGAATCTCTCGCTCATCTCCGCGAGGTGGGTCGCGCCCGTCTTCCGCATGCGGTCGGTGTTGCTGCTGATCTGGATGCCACGTCCAGCGCCGACGATGGCTTTCACGTCGCCATCGTTGAGGCGTTGACGGCCCTTCGACGTGACCTTAGAGACGACGTTGGCCATCCTCTCTGTCATTCCGCCGAGGACGCCACGGCTCTGCGCGCCAGCGCCGCTCGTCCTGTCTCCAAGGTCCCCGACCAGGCCGAGAAAGAGTTCTCCGGTGATCGGCGAGCGAACGATGTCCGATTCCGGGATGACCCGGTTCTCGTAGTCGATCTCGCCCATCAGGCGTTTGACGGAATCGGGGCTGAACACTTCGGCGCCGTCGTCCATCTTCGTGCCGATGTATCCGGCCTCGGCCAGGATCTGGTCTGCCTTCGACTTTCCAACCGCCCCGACGATGTTCTCGTACATCTTGCGGCCATCTCCGGCGGAGACGGCTTGAGCGAGCGCATCGAGAGAGTTCGGGTTGCCAACGGCCTTGGCGTACGCCCGCGCGACGATGGCCAGCTGGTGCTTGTTGTCGTGCATCCCGAGGTCGAACAGTCGCTCGGCATCGACCAGCATTGGGCTGGCCGCGTCGGAGAAGTTCGAGCCATGCTCGCGGCGCAGCACCGTGAGGATGGCGTCGCGCTTCTGCGATAACTTTCGCAACTGTGTTGCATCGACGCCCGGGTCCATCATCCGCTGGTCGACAGAGTTGAGGCCATCGAGCAGCGCCTGTTGACCGGCGTCGGCACCAGAGTCTGCGAGGCGAGCCGCCTCACGGATGCCCATCGTGGCGTCGGGTCGTGCCGACAGCCTGATGCCACCGGTACCGACCTTGCCCACGTGCGTAGCCGAG